AAAGAGTGGGGAAAGAGAGACCCGCCCCCCAATGACTTCTCTCTCCCCGAAATAAATAAAATAGATTGTTTTGATTTGTTATTTGACGTTATTGCAGGTCAGGGGCAAAAATGAGCGGTTATTCTTACAAATACCGCCGAGCACGTGAGGTACTCCTTTTGAGTAACCCTATTTGTGCGTATTGTAAGGTTAAGCGTGCTGATACCGCTGATCATGTGCCGCCGTTGTCTGCTTTTCCTGCGCCGGAGTTGTGGCAGGGTGACCTAGTTCCTTGTTGTAAGTCATGCAACAGCAGACTTGGTGCTAAGATCGTGAATGACAGGCGTAGGAAGCATAAAAGGTCTAGAGAATGGTAAATAAAGACATTGAACGGTTATTAGCACGTCAGGATAGTTACGCACCTACTGACGCTATGCGCGCTGAAGCAGAGCGTGGTTTGGCGTGGCGTCGTGAGTATGGCAGGGGCGGCACCGCTGTAGGCGTAGCCCGTGGACGTGACATCAGTAGTGGCAAGAACTTAAGCGCTAGCACCGTGCTACGCATGTTCAGTTTCCTATCTAGGCATGAAGTCGACAAAAAAGGGCAGGGGTTTAACAGGGGTGAAGAAGGCTACCCAAGTGCAGGGCGCATAGCATGGGCATTATGGGGCGGAGACCCTGCATTTACTTGGTCAAGACGTATACGCAACAGGCTACAAAATGACGATACCTAACGCACGACATAGAGAAGCCGCCGAAATAGTACTGGCGACAGTACCGCAGGCAAACGCTAGCCTATGCGTAGCGCTACGAGCAATAGCGGACGCGTGGGACAATGTAGAAAACGGCAACTACGATCCCAAACTCATAACCGGGCTAAGTGTGCAGTTATTTAAGTGTTTAGATCGATTAGGCATAGAAGCCGATCATGACGTATGGGAAGACCTAAGCAGGGAGCTGACGCGCTGATGTCGTATAAGTGTGAGATGTGCGACAACTGGGCTACACGTTGGGCGTTATGCGATCAATGCTACGCCTACATGAATCACCCTTCTTATCAGGCAACGTTAAAAGAATATAAGGTACATGATGAAACCGGCACGTTGGGCGACTGAACGAAACCCAGACCGTTTAACGCACGGCGCACAGTTAGCGAAAGTAGCCGAACAGTTAGGCTTCGAGTTGTTTGAGTGGCAACGCCAAGTGGCTGACGTAGCGCTAGAACTAGACGCAGAAGGCAATTATTTTTATAGAACTTGCGGCATTACAGTAGGCAGACAAAATGGCAAGACAGCGTTAGCCGCCATACGCGCCGCCCTAGAACTACTCAAACCCAACACGGTTACAATTTACACGGCACAAGACAGAAACCTAGCCAGACTACGATTCGACGAGCATGTAGAACTGTTAATGGCAACACCGTTCGCTAAACGTGTTAAACGCTATGTGCGCGCTAACGGACAAGAAGCGCTTTACATGAACAACGGTAGCCAGTACAGGATTGTAACGCCGTCAGCGCAGGGCGGTAGGGGACTAACCGTAGATTGTGCAATAATTGATGAGGCGCTTACACATGATTTAAGGCTTGTTGCCAGTCTACAACCGACTATGGCAACGAAAAAAAGCGCGCAAATGTGGCTAACTAGTAACGCAGGCGGACCATATTCGACGATGCTATCTCACTATCGCAAACTAGGACACGCTGGTAATCCTTCGCTGTGTTGGCTTGAATGGGCGGCGGCTGAAGACTGCGACATACACGACGAAAACGTTTGGTACGAAGCAATACCCACACTAGGCGAAGACAAAGGCGTAACAATCGAAGCAGTACGCGAAGCAGTACAAACAACAGAACCGCTTATCTTCATGTCAGAATGGTTAAATATTTGGCACAGTTTGAAAAGTCAGACAGTTATTGACCCTGAACAATGGGCGGCACTACAACGCGACGACATACAAATAGGTAGTTACATGGTGTTTGGTGTAGACGTAAGCCCAGACAGGGACAGGGCAAGCATAGGCGCCGCCGGGCTTAGCGGAGCGTACACCGCACTAGAGGTTATTGAGTCAGAAAACCGTATTGGCTGGCTAAAGGACCGAATATTACAACTGCACCAGAAATGGCGTATGCCGTTTGTTATTGATAGTGGCGCCGCCGCTAGTAGTCTGATAGGTGAGTTAGAAGCAGAAGGTGTGCATATAGTCCCTATAAATATGCGTCAGTACGGGCAGGCATGCGGTAGCTTTTACGACGCTGTGCAGGACGGCACTATCTCACACATGGGTGACATACGTTTACAGCACGCAATCGAAGGCGCAACGAAACGCAAACTAGGCGAACAGTGGGCGTGGTCACGCAAAACCGCCGACAACGTAGACATCACAAGCCTTGTAGCCTGCACGATTGCCCGGTACGCATTAACTAACAACCTAGCCAACCCCACACCAAAGGTTGCTATACACTAAACATAGGACAAAATAGAGTATGATAGAAAAAAAATACCTAGCCTTAGCGCTAGAACTAATAGGCGCAACAGCAATCTGTTACGCTGTTTATTTGATTTGGAACCTAGCCGCATGCCTAATTGCTAGTGGCTTAGTAGCTGTACTGATAGGGGCGGCATTGGAAAATAGCAAATGATTATTAACAGCTTATTAGGACGGCAGACACGCAGTACCCAAATTACCCTGCCAGACCGATATTTACCACCGCAAAGCCTGACGGGCGGATTGAACGTTACGGAAGGGACGACGCTTTCGATACCAGTAGCGTACCGTTGTGTACAACTGATAAGCGACAGTATCGGCAGTCTGCCATTTGACTCATACAGGGACGATCAGCGTCTAGACCCAACCCCAGCAATACTACGACAACCAGACCCCAACTTTACCCGTATTGAAACAATAGCAAGCGCCGTTAGCTGTCTAGTCATGCGCGGCAACGCCTACTTCTTACTAGGCAACACCGATCGAAACAACTTTTACCAAACCGCTGTTCTGTTATCCCCTGACGCTGTAACGGTCCAGATGCTCAACGATGGTCAAATCATCTATAAGGTGAACAGAAACACGTATGATGCATCACAAATATTGCATATAAGGGGCGGGGTCATATCCGCAGGCAATATTATGGGCGCTGGACCGTTACAACTGCAACGCAGAACACTAGGTTTAAGCCTTGCAGGTGACGAATCAGCTAGCGAAATGCACGTTAACGGCAGTATCCCTAGCGGTGTTATTAATAGCCCAAGTGAATTATCGCAGGACGAAGCAAAAGAACTAAAGAGCGCGTTTCTACAGGCGCACGGGGGACGGCAGAAAAGCCCAGCGGTATTGAGTGGCGGTCTAAGCTACCAGCCGCTGAGCTTCTCCCCTGACGACCTACAACTACTAGAAAGTAGACGCTACAGCGCAGAACAGCTATGTACCGTGTTTGGGGTGTACCCGCATATGGTAGGCGTCAGCACTGACGGCAACAGCAAAACCTACAGCAACGTAACACAAGATAACCGCTCATTTGTCACCTACACACTACGCGGTTATATGTCACGCATAGAACAAGCATTTAGCCGACTACTACCACGCGGACAAGTAGCACTATTCGATACTGACGACTTCCAACGCGCAGACCGCAGGGAACGATTTGAAGCCCATAAAATAGCATTAGATAGTGGCTTCTTGTCAGTAGACGAAGTACGACGTATAGAAGATTTACCGCAAGAAGAAACGATTGTTGAGGTGACAGAATGAGCGAACTAGAAACACGAACAATAGAATTTAGTGACCTAGAAACACGCAACGACAACGACGGGCATCACATCGTAGGAATCGTCGTTCCGTGGCAAAGTCGCTACGACACTGGGCGCTACATTGAAACACTGTCAAGCGGCGTATTTGACAAAAGCATCAAAGAACGAGGAAACCGGATACCGCTACTAGAACAACACGACACACAACGGCACCCTATAGGCATGAGTGTTAGCTGGGAAAAAACCGCAACAGGGCTAATAGCTGATTTTAAGCTAGCAGGGACCGCTAGAGGCGAAGAAGCACGCACACTAGCAGAAGAAGGCATGGTTACCGGCTTATCAGTTGGCTTTATACCGGTACGCAACAAAACAACGCAAGTAGACGGCAGACAGCATGTGCAACGCTTAGAAGCGAAGCTGGATCATGTAGGGCTAGTCACGCAACCGGCGTACCAAGAAGCGCAAGTACTATCGACTAGGGCATACGACCCTGACGACGAAGAACTAGTACCACGACTAGCACGCTGGCGACATCTTTTAACTAATCCTTAAAAACTTTTTTTATTTTTTTATTTAAGCAGGTCAGCGCGTTTTGTCTTTTTTTCTGACCAGCACTTTTACCCATTACTAAAAAACACAATTTGATTTTGGTGTTGAATGTGCTACAATGGTGTTGAAACAGAAAGGAGAAAACATGGTAACAATCAAAGCTAGTGATTTAGAAAATGGCGATGTTGTAAAAATTTGTGATAACATATTTTATGCTAACAACGTTCATTTCACTTATGGCGATTATGTGCAGTTTGAGCGCATAGAAAATTGTGAACGATATCCATATCGACTGCGTACAGATGAGACAGTAAATATTATCGAGCGTAGCGGTAGCGGCACAATCGGCATAACTGAGCAAACTAAGTGGTACTAAACAAATAATAGAGTAGCCCTTACTACGGTAGGGGCTATTTCTATTTTTAACAAATCCTTGAACTAACACAATCCGTAGGTTACAATCAGGCTTATATCCGCGCCGTATGCTACGCCGTTGTAATCCAACACCTAGCAAACACCCAGATAACATAATCACAACAATTTATTTGGAGAAATAATGAAATTACTTGACCAACTGGTTGAGGAACGCGCAGAGATCAGCACCGCACAAGAAGGCTTAGTAAACCGTGCCGCTGACGAAGAACGCGACCTCACAGAAACAGAAGACGCCAGTCTTAAAGACTTGGCAACAAGAGCGTCCGAGCTGGACGTCCGTATCCAAGAATTAAGGGACGTACAAACCGCTAACTTGGAAGCCGCTAAGCTTCGCGCTGAAGTAGCCGCTACTGATGACAGCGAAACACGGGCAGTAGGCAACGTAGTTGTTACAAACGAACCCCTAACCTACTCAGAGCACAACCGTAGCGTTAGTTTCTTTAGTGACCTTTACAACATGCAATACAACAATGACATCGAAGCCAGCGACCGTATTAGGCGACACAGGCAAGAAATGGACATTGAACACAGGGACGGAACAACCGCAAACTACGCCGGTCTTGTCGTTCCATCTTTTCTTACAAATCTCGCCGCTGAGCTTTCGAGAGCAGGTCGACCATTTGCTGACCAATGCACAAGCCTACCGCTACCCGATGACGGCATGACAATAAACATTAGTCGTGTAACCACCGGCAGTTCTGCCGCCGCTCAAGCCGCCGAAAATAACGCAGTATCAGAAACAGATATTGACGACACCCTACTTACCGTAGACGTTCGCACTATCGCTTCTGGTCAGCAAATATCAAGGCAAGCCATTGATCGTGGCACCGGCATAGATACACTTATCGCCGCTGACATGATGGGCGCAGTAGCAACAGTGCTAGAAGACCAAGTACTTAACGGTTCAGGGTCATCAGGCAACTTGCTTGGACTATCAAACATTAGTGGCATTAACAGTGTCACCTATACTGACGGGTCACCTACAGGCGCTGAACTCTACAAAAAAATTGTAGACGGCATACAACAAATAAACAGCAACCGTTTTGCAGGCGCTGATCTTTTGGTAATGCACCCACGAAGATTAGCTTTCTTACAAAGTGAGACAGATTCTAGCGGACGCCCCCTTGTTGTACCCAGCCAGCAGGTTCCTACCAATTCTATGGGTGTAGGACCAGTTGCAGGTTACGGCGTCACAGGCGCAAGCGTTGCAGGTCTGCCAGTAGTAACATCAGGCAAGATATCAACTGCGGCAGGTGCAGGCGGCAACGAAGACGTAATCTTCATTGTTCGACGCGCAGACATGCTCCTATTTGAAGACAACACACAACCAGTAATGGTGCGAATGGACCAAACAGCAGGCTTAAACCTCACGGTTACGCTTGTTGCATACCAGTACGCATGCTTTATTGGTGGGCGCTACCCAGCATCAATTAGTATGCTGTCAGGCACCGGATTGGTAAATCCATTCTAAATTGAGTCTTGAGGGGCGGCACTGGTAGCCGGTGCCGTCTCTCACCTCTCAGAAAGGAACATATGTCAAAATCATTATGGGAAAAACAAGCACCTAGCCGAGTAAACAAACCTAAGAAGGAAACAGCTAAAAAGGCACCTGCTAAAAAGGCACCTGCTAAGAAGAAGTAGGCTATGCCCAATTACACAACGCAAGCCTTAGTTAAAACCTATCTTGGCATACCTTCAGGCACCACGTCAGAAGATACAGCGATAGATAACGCCATACTTGCCGCAGAAGGTGAGATTAATCAGCTCACTGGGCGCACATTCGTAGTACCTAGTAGCGCTACCGCTAAAACGTATGTAGCCTATGACGACTACACCGTATACGTTGACGATATTGCTAAAACTGATTCATTAGTTGTTAAGGAAGACACAAACCTAGACGGCACCTACGATACAACGCTGACAATCACTACAGATTACGTTCTAGACGGCAACACAGCGCCATACAGGGTAATTAGGCGTGTTGACGGTGACTCATTCACTAGGGGACGTTACGGGCGCCCTACGTTGCAGGTAACAGCGTTCTATGGTTATGCGATGACTGTACCTGATCAGGTTAAGCAATGCGCGCTAGTCATAGCCGCTAGGCTATATCAGCGTCGTAGCAGTCCGTTAGGCTTTCAGGCTGGTAGCGTAGATGTCGGCTTCGTTCGTATATCGAGGACGGACCCAGAAGTGATAGCGTTACTACGAGGGTTGAAACTACCGGCGGCGGCATAGTCGTGGATTACGACAACATTAGGGCAGGCATTAAAACACGGTTAGAAGCCGTCAGCAGTCCGCAAGCATTTGTAAGTTGTTATGACTACGTTCCAGACTTTCTTACACCACCATGCGCTATAGTCGTGCCCAGTAACAATGCGATTACGTTCCATGAAGCAATGGGTACAGTAGCCGCTGGGCTAGCAACGTGCCGGTTTGATATTGTGGTAGCGGCGCAACGTTTCGAGAGTACAGCCAATCAGGAACTGCTTAAA